GCCATGTCGGTATACGATGATGCCGAGGGTGACCTTATCCACGAAGGGCTGGAAGCCTACTACGATGCGCTCTGTGGAGCGATCGAAGCAGTATCTGATCAGACCATGGCTGATGCCGTGATTGATGAATTTGCTCGACGTGCTAAAGGGCTATACGCCATGCACGGAATGAAGAGCGTACAACCCGCTTCACTGCGGGGTGTTGAACGTCGACTGCGGGATGCAGTCGGTCTTAGCCGGGCGAGCGCCAAGCGCTTAGCACCTGTAGTCTGGGATTCACTGCGGGACGCAGACCAGCCAGAAGTGCAACCGGAACTCGTAGTAGAGGCGAAAGCCCATGACAATGACGAACGCCAGGAACTGCTGGCACGTCTGGAGTTGCTAACACAACTATGAATCTGACACAACTACAGAATCAAAAAGAATCTGTGCTTGCTACCGCTCGGGAGCTTGCTTCCGGTAACGGTGACCTCGCACAGGTCAAGTCCCTGATGGCTGAAGCCAAGGGCATCGAAGAGCGCATCGAGACCATCAAGGCACTCGGACAAGGCCACCCTGTGGCAACCGAAGTGCAAGTAGACCAGCCTTGGAAGTCGGGCGGCGTTGGACGCAATCCATTGTCCGGCACCCGTGATGAAGCGAACTACAAGGCGTACTGCTGGGGCCAGTGGGGCCGCTCTATCATGGGCAACCGCAAGGCCGCTGAGTGGTGCAAGGCTAACCTGAAGTCACAGTCGGAAGGCACGACAACCGCTGGTGGTTTCACCGTACCGGATCCGTTGTCTTCTGAGCTTATCTACCTCCGTGAGCAGTTCGGAATTGCTCGGCAGAACTGCCGCATCTACCCGATGTCTAGCGATGTCCTCAACGTGCCTAACGCAACCGCAAGCACAACGGTTTACTACCCTGGAGAGAATACCGCTATCACGGCATCCGACCTGACATTTGCACAGGTCAACTTGGTTGCCAAGAAGCCATCGGTTCTTACTCAGGTTTCCAAGGAACTGGCAGAAGATAGCATCATTGACTTTGGTGCAACCCTTGCCCGTGACATGGCTTATGTCCTTGCGAAGGAAGAAGACCGCGTTGTTTTCAACAATGCAGTAGACTCCACGAGCGGCCTCGATGGCATCCTTTATGCCATCTACAGCAGCAACGCAACCAAGGCTAACATTGCTTCCTTGCAGGTCTTCACAACCGGCCAGACAATCACCTACAGCCCGACACTTGCTAACCTCAAGGGTATGGTTGCCAAGCTCCCAACCTATGCCGCTAACGCTAAGTGGTATATGCACAAGGAGATTTGGTACAACGCGATTGCACCACTGCTCGATGCACTCGGTGGAAACGCTATCAGCGACATCGCAAATGCTTACGGGCCTACGCCTATGCTCTACGGTTACCCTGTCGTGTTCGTCCAGAATATGCAGAAAACCTTGGCAGCATCCACGGCTTATGTCCTCTTGGGTGACCTGAGCATGGGTACAGCATTCGGTGACCGCCGAACCGTTACTATCGAGGTTTCGGATCAGCGCTACTTTGTTGAGGATGCGCTTGCATTCAAGGCAACTGAGCGTTTCGCATTCAAAGCGTTTGACATCGGTAACGTGGATTCAACAGCAGCCAACCGTGTACCGGGTTCGCTTATCGTCGGAGCATCCGCAGCTACATAAGCCTAGCGGTTCTTATCTCAAGCCCTCGGCAGACGTGCCGGGGGTTTTCTTTTATGTGGGATAGTGAAAGTATGATGACACGAGCCGAAGCGATAGCGCAGGTATCCCTTTTTGTGGATGCCCAAAGTTATCCGCAGATGTCCACAACCGAGATAGGGAGCATCCTAGATTCTTTCTCCCGGTTCACCACTTGGACGGCTAGCACTACCTATGCTGTCGGTGACCGTGTAGTGCCTACAACGCCTAATGGCAGGGTCTACGAGTGCCGGGTGGCTGGAACATCAGGCACGACACAACCTGATTATCCGGTTTATTCTCCCTACCAAGTCAAGGGCTTTACGCTGGAAGATGGCACGGGAGACCCTACCCTGATGTGGGTTGACCAAGGCCCGATCAATGTGGAGCGCTACGATGTCAGAACAGCCACCCGGCAAGCGTGGATGATAAAAGCAAGCCGTTGCGCTAGTGACATCGATGCTAAGGAAGGCACAAGCGATGTGAAGCTTAGCCAACTCAAAGCACACTGCCTAAGCATGGCAGAGCGATATCGCCCTCTGGTGTTCGCATGAGTCCGATTCTACGCGCAACCATCAGCGCTGGCATGGTACGCAACCTTTGCCAAGACCGGGTAGAAATACACCGCTTCACGCTTACCGAAGACGGGCGTGGTGGTGCTACTGAGACATGGCGTAAGGTTGCCGAGTACAACGCCAGGCTAACCAACCAATCAGACACAGAGAGCATTGTAGGCGGTGGCATCCAGTCATCTGCACAGTGGACGCTGATTGTTGCAGTCGGTGCTGATGTCATGCCGCAGGATAGGGTTTACCGGGTGGGTGATGATGCCCGCTATTACGATGTAATCGGGACAGACTTTGGACAAACAGAATTACTTGTACAGCACGTAGGGCTGGTGGAGCGTACATCATGACAGCATCGGAATGGACTACGATAGGCATCAGCGTTTCAGGTGCTGTCATCAGCCTACTGGTTTATATCATCCAGTTCCTCCACCGTATGGACAAGCGCGGAGCGGTAGACACGGCAACGATCAAAGACCACGGGCATCGTATCGGTAGGCTGGAAACTGCAACCGGTGAACTGAAAACGCAGGTTACAAAGTTGGAGGCGAAGCAATGAACAGCATTTCAATCAAGCGGTTGGTGGTCGTTGTGATCGTGGCTTTCGTAGCTGCGTTCACTTCCGTGTTCGGCGATGGCGTCAGAACCGCTGAAGCACACGACCTCAGCGAGCTCGGCGCAGTGCTGGCACTCTACGGCAGCAAGGCGGTAGCGGCTGGTGTCTCCGCTGCGGTGAGTAGTGTGCTGGCTTTCCTCACGATGCCGTTCAAGGGTACGGGAATCAATGCGCTGAAGGTGGGCAAATGAACATCCAGAACTACAGGCTAGAACCTAATCCAAACGTCCCCGGTGACTGGATTGTCTTTGGTGATATCTATGATGACCAAGGCAACCTGCTCGGAACCTATGGCCCGGATGGTACATCTGTCTTTACGTGGTGGAATACACAAGATGCTGGATTTCAACAAGATTACGCTCAGTTATTTAGTACTGTAATGGCTCAAGAAATCGTAAACGGAATGGTTAAATAATGGCAACGGCATACGTATCAACAACAGGCACAGCCGCTTATCCGGGTACTGCTAGTCTGCCGACATCAATATCAACCGCTCTGTCATCGGCAGGAGCCGGTGACATTATCAATATCGCTCCGGGTAACTACACTGTAAACAATGTTACTTACACAGGAGCATCAGGTACGGCAGGTAACGCTGTTCAGTTTATTGGCAATCCGACCGGGTCATTGTTTACTGGTATACCTGCGGGACGTATATTGTTTACCGCTACTAGTAATCTTACTACTGGTACTGGTACGCAAGTCCTTACATTAACATCTAAAAATTACGTTCAGTTTAGAAATATTACATTCGACCGCGTAAGTTCAACAAGTGCAGTAATTACACTGTCAACTTGTGATAATTTGCAGTTTTCAAATTGTGTTTTTTTTGGTGGGTTTACAGTTATTGGAACGGCTGCCGTACCAGTAAATCATGTATGGGAAAACTGCGGTTTTATAGGTGCGCAGGAGAGAAGTTTAGCCTTTGGTCTTCCAAATAATGCGACTACATATGTTAATGCATTTATTGTACGCAACTGTTTCTTCCTAGGGTTCAATACTAGTGGTTTTTCACGTGGATGGATGGTTGATAACACTGGTGGAACAAGTGTAAGTCCGGGCGGAGGTTTTATTACTAACTGTACGTTTTTGGGACATGATATTGCAATAGGTATAAGGACAGGAGGTTGGTCAGCATCAAATCCACTTGTAGTGCAAAACTGTTTATTTGTATCAACTACCGCATTATCTGGTGCAAATATTACAAATACAAACTGTCGATTTACCGGCTCTAGCCTTTCAGGTAGTACGCTAGGTACTGGTAGTACTAGTGGCGGAATCTTAGGGGCAGATATGTTCGAGAGTCTTCTTTATGGACTTCCTGCACTACAACCATTTTCAAGTATTTTATCTGGACCTAACACATCATTTGGTACGTCTACAAATGCTCCTGTGTCTGATATGTATGGTGTGACTTGGACTGGTACTAGTCCTGATGCTGGATTTGCAACATACAGAACTATAGGTGGTGTAAGTGCATACGCACCAACAGAACGCAACGCATCCGCCATCACCATCGCCCCCGGCTCAACCTCACAAAGCATCGAACTCTACCTCGGTGTTACAGGGCTCACGTTTGCCACCTCCGGTCTAGCGGCTTATTACGTCCGCAATCAATCCGCTCCGGTGGCTATAACGCTGGTCACGCAGACACCTACAGGCGCGTGGACTTCTGGTGGATTTGCGGAGATAAGCTCCTCCCTAGTGCCGGGCGTATATCGGCTTGATGTGCCGAACGCCGCATTTGCTGCTGGTGCATCTGATGTCACGATTGTCGTTAGAGGTGCTTCTGGTACGAATGGAGCAGTCTTGACCGTTACACTTTCAAGTGGTGGCTTGACGGCAGCGCAGACAGCCGCAGCGGTGTGGGATGAATCAAGGGCAAGCCACACTACAGCCGGTACATTTGGGCAGTACGTGAACGCTGAACTGGTGACCCCGGTAACCTCTGCCGCTCTGGTTCGCATGGGGCCGTTTGAGGTTAGGGCTGATGGCTTGGGGGCATCTGATCCGCTAGACATACAGAAGGGCGCACAGCACGGAATCGATATTCAGTGTGTAGACAACAACGGAGCCGGAATCGACATCACAAGTGCAACGGTTACGGCTAAGGTCTACAACTCAGGTGCTACCTTGGTAGACACGTACTCCTGTACGGCAACCTATGCAGCTGATGGACGTGCGCAGTTTACAATCGATACGACCGTGACTAACACGCCAGGGACGTACACGGCTACGATCACAAGGTCAACAACGGCAAACGACACGCAGGTATTCGGCCCACTCCGAATCTATGTGAGGGACATCTAATGGCGCTTATCTTTGACTTGACTGAAGACCCTCAGCAGGTCGTGCAAGTCTCCGCATGGGTCGGAGACTGGCACTCCTACGTTGTCCGCTTGGTAGACGAACTGGGCAGCCCGGTAGACATTACTACCGGCACACTCGGTGCTACCTTTACGAACATACAGACCGGGGCGAGTTATTCTTTTGGCAGTGGTTCGGTGACCTTGACAAAGCAGTACAGCGCACAAGGTATCCTGAGCATCCTAAACCCTGCGGCTTACCCGACAGCGGCAAACATCAGGCTAACGATATCCTTCACGGTATCAACCACGGTACGGCGCTTTGGGCCTTTAGAGATTGAGGTGCTGGCACCATGAGTGTAACCGTATCCCTAAAGACTACCGGTATAGACCAGTACAAGCGCAACCTAGCCAAGATAAACAAGGTTGTTGGTAAAGCTGCGGCAGACGTTGAAAGCACCGCAAAGCGGAGTATCAAGACATCCAGCGGTAAGTATCGTGAGTACGACAAGGGGCATTGGTCAAGCCCTCCAGGCTCACCGCCTAACAGTGATACAGGCTTTCTTGCTAACAGCATCATGCACCGGATGATGACGGCTACCAGTGCCGAAGTGTCAGCGATGGCAAAGTATGCCGTACCGCTGGAACTTGGATGGACTTCTAAGGGCGGCAATACCGTACCGCCGAGACCGTTTCTAGATCCAGCCTTACAGCACGTCAAACCGGCATTTGTCAAAGCACTAACCGTGGTGCTGAAGGGTAAGTAATGGCATACGAACCGGCGGTGATTGAGCAATGGATATACGAGACTCTGAGCGGCGATGCTACGCTACTTGGCTTGCTTGCTCCTGACAACCAACCTAACGGCTACCAGATGGGCATCTACAACACGATAGCGCCACAGACCGATCCCGTAAGCCGTAAGCCAGTACAGGTGCCTTACGTTGTCTTTAGCCGAGCTGGTGCAAGCGGTGATGACGAAGACACCCTGTGCGGCGCTCGTGTATTCACCACGCCTAACTACCGAATAACTGTGTGGGATACTGAAAGTGGTGCGATGAGCATGGCGAGAATACAAACCATCATGAATCGCATCGATACACTTTTGGATAATCAGACGGTAACCAGCACCACTCCACGGCTCTATGTACGGCGAGTGTCAACGGATCAAACCTTTGTACTATCTGATGGTGGCAGGACGGATTACGGGGTGACAGCGGTCTATCGCTGCTTGACCCAGCAGTAGGAGTAGACACAATGCCTTTTACAAAATCGTTCGGTTTGGTCGGTGAAAACTGTACCGTAACCATTGCCTTTGGTGGTTTTCAAGATGGTGCGCCTTCAGCCTTCACCGCTAACACCTATACTTGTCTTGCGAAGTCGGTGCGTACATCTACAAGCGTAGATACCGCTGATGTGTCGGCACTTTGTGACACAACTAAAAAGATGCAGGTTACCAAAGCATCCGGTTCTATTGACATCGAGCTGCTGGTAGACGGCACACAACAGACTGATGGCTCCCCTATCTTTTTCAATAAAGAGGGCTATTATTGCCAAGTGGTTATCACGCCTGGCGCACTGAATGCAAAGACTTTTGTAGGCATTGTTACCGCTACGGGTATGAGCATATCTAACGGCGAAGCGGTCACAGAGACAGCGACAATCATGCTCGGCGCTAATGGTGTTACTACCGCTTGGACATCCGCATAATGGGAATCAAAGCCATCAAGGCGGTTGAGCCTGAAGTAGAACACGGCATCCTTGAAGTAGACCTGAGCGAGTGGGCTGGTGAAGGAGCGGTAGTAAAGTTCCGCCAACCTAAAGCGGCAGACTACTTCCCGGATGCATCCGAGCTACAGAAAATCAGGATGTCATACGCTGAGATGGCACCGAACCTTTTAGTCAACTGTCTCATTATTGGCAAGTGTTACATCCCGGATAT